GCGCCGCGAGCCTGCCCACCTCCTGCCGCGTCTACTCCATCGCCAGCCAGCTCGCGGTAATCAGCAACACGTCCCCGTCGTGGCTGAAGCCGGACGGGTCCAGCGGCGCGAGCGCGGGCGGGGGATGGTGCAAGGCGGCGGTCTCCGGCACCCTGCCGGCCGGGTCCTACAAGGTGGCCGTCTACAACAGCGCCGGGGCGACGGCGGCCTGGTCGCCACGGGAGTACGGGTACTTCCTGACCGGCGCCGGGAGCAGCGGCATCAGCTGGGGGCCTGTCAGCTCGCCCGCGCAGGGCAGCGCCGCGCCCGCCTACGTCTACCAGCCGAACCCGGGGGCGACCCCGCCGTACACCAACGGCAGCCAGCAGGAGCCGAGCAACGGCACCTTCTACTTCAACGCCGACCAGTACCCCTACCTGGCCGTTGACTTCAACTTCAGCTCCGGCGCCCCCGCGGGCGCGATCGCCGAGTCGTTCTGGAACGACCTTGAGGTCACCCCGGTCCCGTCCGGCATGCTCATGGCGTCAGGGATCACCTGATGGCCGTCATCCTCGACGAGGCGGGCGCCGCGATCCTCGACGAGGCGGGCAGCGACATCCTCGACGAGGCCGGGCTGCCGCAGGGCGAGCGGCAGCTGGTGCGCCTGGCCGTCGCGCAGTACTTCGGCGGCACCCTGGTGACGGCCGACGCGGGCGTGTGCTTCCAGGGCGGGCCGCTCACCGCGTTCGGCCTCGGCACGTCCTACCCGTACTCGGTGCGGAACGTCCCCGACGAGTACTTCACCGCGGGCATGCCGGCCGGGCAGGACTGGGGCGCCGTCATGTCGACGACCCGCGTCGAGCGGACGTCGACCCGCGACTCCTACGGCGGCCGGCTCTCCGGCTGGCGGGCCCGCGCGTACGTGATCACCTGCGAGCTGGCGCTGATCTGCGAGCTGCCGCACATCGAGGTCGCCGGCGCCGGGCTGGATGACCTGATCGACGAGGTCCACGCGCTGATCGCGGCGGACCGGACCCTCGGCACGAACGGCGCGCCGAACGGGGTGCAGATCCTGCAGGCGGGCGAGGGCCGGACCGGGATCCGCGACGTGACGGAGAAGTTCGCGGCGCTCGACGAGGTGAAGGGCCGCTACGCGGCCGAGGCGACGATCACTTTCGATGTCCTGACCATGGTGGAGGGCTGAATGGCCAAGTACAGGTACGAGGGGCCGCAGCCGGACGTCGATGACGCCGGCGAGCTGGTCCACCCGGGCGATGTCCGGGAGTTCGGCTCCGAGCCGGATTGCCCTCCGTGGGTGCCGCTCGAGGAGGAGGCGCCCGCGCCGCCTCCGCCGGATCCCCCGAAGGCGCCAGCGACCACGCCCGCCACGGGCACTGAGGGAGGCATGTGATGGCACCCCCCACGACCTTTTCGCCCGTCGCCGAGAGGGAAATCTACCTGGCCCGCGAGCTGGTGCCCGGCACCATCCCCGCGACGGTCGGCTTCCCCTGGCCGGTGACGAGCTTCAAGCCGTCCAACAAGCCCATGTGGATCAACGACGAGTCGTTCCAGGGCAGCATGGGCGACAACTTCGGCGTCTACCAGGGACCGCTGATCGCCGGGTGGGACGCGGGCGGCCACGTGTTCGCCGACGTCTTCCCCCTGCTGTGCTGGTCCATCCTGGGCGACTACACGGCCAGCGGGACGGCGGCGTCGCCCGCCGGCACGACCAGCGCCCCCGTCTCCGCGGGCGCGACCAACCTGACGGTCGCCTCCGGCGGCGCGAGCTTCACCGCGGGCATGTTCGTGTGGATCGAGGACGCGGGCACCCCGGCCGCCAACGAGGTCGTCAAGATCGGCGCCGGGTCGACGTCGACCAACGTGGTCCTCGACGCGACGACCCCGACGCGGTTCGCGCACCTGACCGCGACGCCGTTCACCAACACGACCGCCCCGTACACCCACGTGTTCGCGCTCCTCAACGGCAGCACGGGCGCGCTGGCCGGCCCGGGTCAGCCGCCGACGCTGTGCGCCACCAACCGCAACGGCATCGCCGCCAACGGCGCCGAGCAGTACGCCTACAGCTGCCTGTCCGAGCTGACGCTGACGGGGAACGCCGAGAAGCTGCTCGACTTCACCGCCAAGGCGGTCTGCATGTCCCGGCAGACGGCGGCCGCGCCGGTCGGGTTCGCGAACATCTCATCCGAGCTGGCCACCCCGTCATGGCGCACCGCGGCCGGGATCGGCGGCATCGCCAGCGGCGGCACCCAGGTCAAGTCGATCGCCGAGCACACCGTCACGCTGTCCCGCGCCGTCAAGGCGTACAACACCGAGCAGGGGTCGCAGGCCCCGTTCGTCATCGCGCGGGGCAAGCAGGGCAACACGGGGAAGATGGTCGTCTCCCCGGCGATCGACGACTCCACCCTGATCGCCTTGCTGGCCAACAGCCAGCCGCAGCTCCAGTTCGTCACCGACAACGGCCTGGCGGGCGCGAGTCACCGCCTGGTCCAGGCGGACATCCTGCTGGCCGCCTACGACACCGACGACGAGAACGACGGGTCGGAGCTGTTCGGGTTCGACGTGTCGTTCAGGGCCGTCCACACCGCCGCCAGCTCGGGCGGCATCACCACGACCGGCGCCTCTGGCGGCAAGGGCGCGGTCAAGATCACGGTGGTCAATGCCACCCCGACGTATTAGGAGCAGCGGTGCGCACTGACCTGCAGTCCGGCGCGTGGATCGAGCACGTGCCCGTCCAGGCGCTCACCTACGGGCACAAGCGGGCGCTGGAGCGGTCCGTGCGCCTGGTGGTCCCGGAGGGAGCGGTCGACGAGGAGTTCAACCTCGACGTCGCCGCGCTCACCGCGGGCCTGGACATGAACGCCATGAAGGCCGCCCGCGAGGAGGGCCTGTGGGCGCTGCTGATCACCGCCTGGTCCTACGACATGCCCGTGCCGGAGCTGGACAAGGCCAGCGGCATCGTCACCGGCGGCGCGTCGCTGGACTAGGTCCCGATCGACGACGCCGAGGAGATCACGGCGATCCTCGCCCCCCACGCGGCCAAGCTCGCCCGGCGGCCGGACCCAAAAAGCTCGACTACCTCAAGCTCAAATGGCTCGTCTCCGGCAAGGGCAGGCGGCTCCCGGAGGGGCTGAGCCGGCAGGCCTATGAGGACATCCTCCACGTCATCCGCTTCGGCCTGCTGCCCGGCGAGGACAGGGGCCGGGACGGGCTGCCGGTGGAGGTGGGCACCTGGCTGATGCCGGTGCAGATGGCGATCGACCAGGCGCAGAGGGAGGCGAGCAAGGGATGACCCCGGCTGAGCTTCCCGGCCGCCTGCGCCGCCTCGCCCGCGACGTCCGGGACCGCGCCGCGCTCGACGCCGCCGGCGCCATGGCGCAGGCGTACCAGCGCAGCGTGGTCAAGAGCATGCGCGGCCCGTCACCGTCCCCCGCCGGGACGCCCCCGGCGCGCCGCACGGGCACCCTGGCCCGGTCGGTGCGACCCGAGCCGGCCGTCCCCGCGGGCGCCTGCCGGGCCACCTCGAGCGTCGCCCCGCACGCGGTGTACGCGCGGATCCAGCAGAAGGGCGGCGTCATCGTCCCGGTCCGCGCGAAGGTGCTCCGCTGGAAGGAGGGCAAGCGCTACCGGTACGCCAGGCGCGTGGTGCTGCCCGCGCGGCCGTACATGGTGATGACCGGCGCCAGGCGCCAGGAGTGCCATGACGCCGCCGTCGCCGCGGCCCGCCGGGTGATCCGGGAGGCCCTCAGTGGATGAGCTGGAGGACGTAAGGCAGCAGTTCATCGCCGACGTCGGCGCCTACGTCGAGGACGTCCAGCTGGCGGCCGAGGAGGCCCGCGGGTTCGCCGAGAGCGCCCGGGCGGCGAAGGACGAGGCGGACGGGCTGCGCGACGGCCTGTCCGAGGCCGCCGTCGCGGCCGGGATCTACCGCGACGAGATGGGCCGCCTGCGCGACGCCCAGGGCAGGTTCGCGTCCGCCGCCTCGGTGGCTGCGACCGAGATGGGCCACGTCCGCGACGAGGCCGCCGCGGCCGCCGTCTCGGTGAAGGAGCTGGGCAAGCAGGCCGACGAGACCGCCGCCAAGCTCGACCTGATGGGCCTGTCCGGCGCGTCCACGTTCACCAGCCTCGGCGGGCTCATCGGCCTCATCGGCGGCCTGGTCGTCGTCGGCGCCGGGGTCGCGCCCGCGTTCCTCGCCGCCGGCGCCGGGATCGGCGCATTCGGGGCGCTGGCCCTCCCCACCCTGCAGAACGTCTTCTCCGCCGTCCAGCAGGTCAGCAAGGCCCAGTCGGTACTGAACAGCGCCACCTCCACCGCCAAGCAGCGCGCCACCGCCCTGCAGCAGGAGAAGGCCATCTGGGCGTCCCTGCCCGCCCCCATCGCCATGGTCGTCACCGAGGTGATGAACCTCAAGGCCCAGTGGCAGGACCTCGGCAAGCAGTTCCAGATGCCCGTCGTCCAGGACCTGTCCCAGGTCATCGGGATCGTCTCGGACCTGCTGCCGAAGATCGTCCCGCTGGCGACGGCCGGCGCCGGGGCGGTCCACATGCTGCTGTCCGCCCTGGGCACCAGCGTCGGCTCGTCCGGGTTCACCCAGTTCCTGCAGCTCCTGACGAACTTCGTCGGCCCCGCCACGCAGGCGATCATGCACCTGGCGGGCGCCCTCACCCACATCCTGGGCAGCGCGATCGAGACCCTGATGGGCAACGCGCCGCCGCTGATCAACTTCCTGGCCGACCTGGTCACCGCGCTCGGCGGCCCGCTGGTGACCGCCATCCACTTCGTCGTCGACCTGCTGGTCAACCTGCTCGGCGCCATCGACCCGCTGCTGCCCGGCCTGTCGCAGATCGCGACCCTGCTCGTCACCGACATCGGCACCTCGTTCGAGGCCCTGATCCCGGTCCTGTCCCAGGTCATCCAGCTGATCGGCGGCTCCCTGATCACCATCTTGCAGGAGCTGGAGCCTGTGATCGCGAACGCCCTGACCCCGAACGGGCCGTTCATGGCGGCGCTGGCCATGCTGCCAAGGCTGCTGCAGGCGATCCTGCCCCTGTTCACCGGCCTGGCGTCGGTCCTGAAGAACCCCATGTGGGCGTCGCTGGCCGTCGACGTCCTGTCCGGCATCGTCGCCCTCAAGGCCGTCATCGGCATCATCTCCCTGGTGCGCGGGGCGTTCATCGCGCTCACCGCGGTGATGGAGATAAACCCGTTCATCCTGATCGCCACCGTCATCGCCGCCCTCGTGGTCGCGTTCATCGAGCTGTGGAACCACTCGGCGGCATTCCGTAACTTCTGGATCGGCCTGTGGCATGACATCCTCGCCGCCGCCGCCCCCGCGATCGCGTTCGTGAAGCAGGAAATCGGGATCCTCACCACCTGGTGGAATGCCCACTGGACGGAGATCCGCGAGGTCGCCCGCATCGCGTGGGCGCTGATCAGCGGCTACGTGACGACCTACGTGAAGGTCGTGATGATCGAGATAAAGCTCGCCCTGGAGCTGATCTCGATCATCTGGCGGATCGCCTGGGGGGAGATCCGAGACCTGTTCCTGCTGGTGTGGAACGTGATGCGGGCCGCGGTCACCGCGTTCACCCGGGTAATCCTCGACATCGTCGCGATCTTCCTCGACGTGATCACCGGGCACTGGTCCAAGGCGTGGCACGACATCCAGAAGCTGTTCCACGATTACGTCAACGGCATCGTGTCGATCGCGCGGGCGTTCGGCTCCGGCCTGGTCCGGTTCTTCGTGGACCTCGGCCACAACATCATCCAGGGGCTGATCAGCGGCATCAAGGACATGGCCGGGGCGGTGTTCGGGGTGCTGGGCACCATCGCCCACGGCATCAGCTCGACCTTCAGCTCCGTGCTGCACATCCTGTCGCCGTCGCGGGTGTTCTACGAGCACGGCCGCAATACGCTGCTCGGCTACATCCAGGGCATCGCCGCGGTGGCGCCGCAGGTGCAGGCGGCGCTCGCCGCGGTAGGCGGCCACGTGGCGATGGGCGGCCTGCCAGGGATCGCCGTGGCGGGCGCGGCCGGGGCGGCCGGCTTCGCCAGCGGCCACCTGAACGTCACGGTGACGGTCGCCCCGGGGGCGGGGAACATGGCCGATGCCCGGTGGCTGCAGTGGCTGCAGCAGGCCTTCCAGGAGGCTGCGCTCCGGTATAACCTGAACAACCCGAATAACGGGCTGGCGTTCGGCGCCGGGCGCGTCTGATGGTCAGCATCGCGGGCACGTGGACCGGCGGGTACGCGCAGCCGACCGGGTTCTTCTTACCCCGCTCGGCTACCGGCCCGGTGCAGGTCAGCGTCGCGAACGTGACCGGGGACTGGATGATCGCGGTCATCGCGCTCCGCCCCCCCGCGCCGGCCGCCGCATGCTCGGTGTGCGTCTCCGATGACGTCCATAACTGGTGGGAGCCGGCCGGCGCCCCGAACGCGGACATCGCGGCGCCCGCCACCGTCCGCACCGTCATCTGGGCCGCGCCCGCCGCCCGCGCCGCCAGCTCCGTGCAGGTCACCCCGACCGGCCCGTACACCTCCCTGGCCGTGGCCGTCTACGACGTGGCGGGCCTCGGCCCCGGCTGGCTGCCGTCCCTCATCGGGCAGGCCCACGCCTCGCCCGCGACGTCGCTGACCGTGCCCGGCGGCAGCGTCGCCGCCCAGTCGCTGGTCCTGGCGATCCTCGCCGCGGGCGAGACGGGCGGCACCATCACCCCGCCGGCCGGGTGGACGGCGCTGACCGGGTCAACGATCTCCGGCGGCGGCACCGCCGCGGGCGACATCACCGTCTCGGCCGCCTACCAGGTGATCACCGGCAGCGTCCCCTCGGCGGCCTGGTCCTCGTCAGTGTCGTGCGCGCTGGCGGGCACCACGGGCGCCGTCGCCGTCGCCGCCCCGGTGCCATCCCTCCAGTCGCCGGACTGGCCCGCCGTCATCACCGAGGCCGCGATCGGGGCGGGACCGCAGTCGTCCCCGGCCTTGATGACGTGGACGGACCTGTCGGCCCGGTCGCTGGCCCTGCAGGTGCAGCAGGGCCGCCAGTACACCCTGTCCCAGCTGCAGGCCGCCCAGGGAACCATCACCCTGGATGACCCGGACGGCGCCCTCATCCCGCCCGGCACCGGCGGCTTCGCCGGGATCGACTCCGGCACCCCGCTGCGCCGCCGCTGCTACTGGCCGGGCGGGGCGTGGCAGGTCCAGTTCTCCGGCAACGGCTCGAGCAGTTCCCCGCAGCTGCAGTCATCGGGCAGCCAGGTGCCCGTCACCCCGGGCGTCACCTACACGGCGCCCGTCTGGCTGGCCTGCTCGGCGCCGTACGCGTCCGGCGTGCACAGCGGGATCGTGTGGCGCAACTCCGGCGGCGGCGTCATCTCCACGGTCACCTCGGCCGCGTCGGCGACGGGCCCGGCGCCAGTGCTGGCCATCGCGTCGGGCATCGCGCCGGCGGGGGCGGTCACCGCCGACGTCCTCATCGGCGCGTCCGGCACCCCGCCAGCGTCCACCGTGTTCACCGCGGCGGCCGGCCCGTACGTCACGGGGCAGGTCACCGCCCCGCCGGGGGTGTCCTGGGTGGCGCAGAACGGCGCCGCCGCCACCACGCTCGCGGCCTGGCAGCCGGACCCGCGCGGCGCCCCGGACCCGTCTCCCTGGAGCGTCCCGTTCGCGGGGTTCTTCCGCCGCTGGCCGTTCACGACCGCCGCCGACCTGCTGCGCGGCCAGGTGACGGCCGAGGTCTCGGATATCTGGGCCTACGCCACGGGCTCGCTGGACTCCATCGCCCGGGAGGAGCTGCTGACCGACGGCCCCTATGCGCTGTGGCCGCTCGGCGACCAGGCCGGGGCGGCCGCGGGCAGCAACATCGCGCCCGGCAACAGTAGCCCGCTGACGCTAGTGACGTCCAAGATGGGCGCCGGCAGCGCCACGGCGGCGTTCGGCGCGACGCCGCCCGGCGGCGGCCTACTGGGCGACAACTCCGCCAAGACGGGCGCGAACGGCATGTTCCGGCAGGTGGTCCCCGCATCCGGTGAGGGCGTCAACGGGTTCGGGTACGCCCTCGGCTGCTACGACTCCGGCTTCCCCGCCATCTCGGCCGGGGTCACGCTCGAGTGCTGGGCGCAGGGCACCGTCAACCAGAACACGACCGGCAACGGGTTCGGCGCCGTCACCACGGGCAGCCTGTTCACCGTCACCGGCAGCAGCTTCCCCAACGGCACCCCTGTCGTGCTGACCGCCGCGGGCGGGTTCACCTTCCCGGGCGGCTTCACCGCGGGCACCGTGTACTACGTCATCTCCGCTAACGGCGCCAGCTTCCAGCTGGCCGCGACGGGCGGCGGCTCGGCGATCACCGTGACCGGCAATGGCAGCGGGTTCCTGCAGACCACCACCAGCTGGAACCCGGTGGTCATCAGCGCGCGGAACGTCAAGGGCCCCGTCGTGGAGCTCAACGTCCGCAACACTGACGGGGCGCTGCAGCTGCTGTACGCCACCGCCTCCGGCGCCCGCACCACGCTGGTCATCGACACCAGCCTGGACTACCGCAACACCGCGCTATGGCACGCGAGCGTCGCGTTCAGCGCGACGACGTACCGGGTGCTGGTCAACGGCGGGGCGACCGCGACGGCCAGCGGGTCATTCTCCGCGGCGCTGCCCGCGTTCTTCGACGAGGTGTGGTGCGGCGGGATCCTCGACCGGCAGGTCACCGGGTTCACCTTCCCCGGGTACCTGGCGCTGGCGGGGGTGTGGCCGGGGATGCTCGCCCAGGTCCGCGTCGTGGCCCACTTCTGGGGGGCGCACGCCGGGATGAAGCTCGACCCCGCCCATGAGCGCCTGGACCGGGTCCTGGGCTACGCGGGGATCGCGGGGCGCCGGTGGATCGGCCAGCAGTCCGTCACCTACGAGACGGACATCCTCGCGTCCGGGCAGGACATCGGCGGGCAGTCCGCCGCCGCGAGCGCGGGCAACGTCGCCGCCTCCACCGTCCCGGCGCTGCTGTACATCGCGCCGACAGGGGACATCTCGTACGCGGCGAAGGCCTACCAGTGGAACAACGCGGTCGACTGGGTGCTGGGGGACAGCACGGCGGCCGGGGAGATCCCGTTCAGCCTCACGTCGTTCAGCACCGATTACGACCCGGCCAGGCTGTACAACGACGTGCAGCTGACACAGCTGGACAGCCAGTCAGTGACGGTCCCGGCCGGGTCGACCGCGACGACCACCGTGGCGGCGATGGTGGCGGCCAGCGAGGCACAGTACGGCGACCAGCCGTACCAGCAGACCGCCTACCTGCAGAACGACGGCAACGCCGCCTACAACGCCGGCTCCGGGCTGACGGACCTGGCGGCGTGGATCGCGATGGTGTACGGCAAGCCCCGCAACCGGGTGCCGGGCGTCACGGTGAACGCCGCGGCGTACCCGGCGGCGTGGCAGCTGTTCACCCGCGCGGCGGTGGGCGACATGGTGCAGGTCAACGTGCGGCTGCCGACCGCGGCGGCGTCGCCGCTGGTGTCGGTGATCGCCCGGGTGACGCAGACGGCCAGGTCGATGAAGTGGGACACCGACTCGCCGCCTGTCGCGTCGATCGCGCTGACGCTGGACGCGGCCCCGGAGTACAACGCCCTGACCTGCGATGACGCGACCCGGGGGCTACTTAACGGGGTGAACGTCCTTGCGTGGTAGAAGGCGGGATCACGTCGCGCAGCGGCTTCCACGGCGGCAGCTCCGGCGGTTCGGGCAGCACCATGTCATAGGGAGCGACCTGCGCGCCCTCCATGGTGAGCGGCACCAGCGAGCAGCGGCACTTCCGGTTCAGTACCGGGCGCTCGCCTCCCAGTGCGGCAAGCAGGCCGTAGTCCTCGCCGCTCTCGATCGTCCGCCGCAGCCCGTCAAGCTCTCGGTCGGCCTCATCGAACGCGCGCCCCATGGCGGCCACCGCCTCAGCCTGGACCTGCTCGCTGACAAGCTCAACCGCACGGTCGATGACGGCGTCGATGTCGGCCTTGAACTCCGCCAGGATCTCGCGGACGCCCTCGACGATCTCCTGCTTGGCGTACGGCCCCTCGCTGGCGTTCTCGCCCCAGTTCAGCTCAACGCGCCGCATGATCTCGTCGAGGAACTCCTTCGCGCTCATGTCCTCAGCGTAGGGGCGGTGACCTGATGCCGCAGGCCTCGCTCCCCGCCCCCCGCACCTGGTCGTCAGGCGACTACGTCACCGTGCCGCGGCTGCGCGCCGACGCCGTCAACGCGATCGCCTTCCTCCGCCAGCGGCCCTACTTCTACGGGCAGAACACCACCGGCGCGTCCTGGTCGGCCGGCGCGGACAACACCCTCGGCCTGGACAGCGAGCTCACCGACGCGTGGGGCGGCCACGTCCCCGTCTCGGCGAACGGGGCGCTGACCTCCCAGTACTGGGCGCCCGTCCCCGGCTGGTACCTCGCCCGCTCCATCGTCACCATGGCCAGCCAGGCCAGCAACGCCGTCGTCGCCGGCGGCTTCCAGGGCATCACGTCCGGCGTCGCGTTCGGGCCGCTGCGCGGGGCGCTCACCATGGTCAATAGCAGCAGCCAGGCCGCCGCCCAGTGCTGCGACGTCGTCCAGCTCGCCGCCGGCGGCCCGCCGGGCGGCTCCGGCGACTACGTGCAGGCCACCGCGTTCACCTCAACCGGCGGCGCCCTGTCCACTACCACGGGGCTGCTCCCGGCCGTCAGCGTCCGGTGGGCGGCCGCCCTGTCCGGCACGCAGCCGCTGCCCGTCCCGCCGCTGGCCGCCGTCCCGACGCCGGTCACGCACGCGTGGCTGAACGCCGACGTCCGCGACACCATCAACTACCTCACCTACCCGCCGCTGCTGAAGGCCTACGGAGTAGGCGCGGCGTCGCTGGCGGCCAGCTCCTACCCGTCGGGGTCGGTGGTGCCGCTCGGGTCCGTCGCCGTCGACACCTACGGCGGGTACAGCACGCTCACCCGCGGTTACACCATCCCGGTCGCCGGGCGCTACCTCGCCTACGGCCAGTACTCCCTGCAGCCGTCCTCGTCGACGGTGCTGCTGGCGTGCGGCGTCACCGTCAACGGCGGATCCCCGCAATGGGGCGACTCGGCGTACTTCGCCCCGGGGGCGTCGCTGGCCGGCGGCGCGTCGTTCTCCCGGTACCTGCGCCTGGCCGCCGGGGACGTCGTGAAGCTGGTCGGCGGGACGACGTCGGGCAGCTCGATCTCCTACAACGCGTCGGGCGTGAACGAGTGCCGGATGATCCTGATGTGGACGGGGATCTAGATGCCGCTTCCCCTCGTCCCCGCGGTCCCGGACATCCCGGCCGGCTACGCGCCCGTGCAGGCCGACCTGGACGCGTGGGTCACCACCCCGTTCAGCTTCCTGGCGTCGCCGGTGGCGTTCCGCGGCTCCCTGACCGGCGGCCAGGCCGTCAGCGCCGGCGGCTCGTTCGCCCACCTGGACACCATCAGCGAGGACCCGTACGGCGGCTGGTCGGCGACCGCGACCGGGTCGCAGGCCGCGTTCTCCTGGCTGTGCCCGGCGGGGTGCTCTGGCTGGTATGAGGTGACGCCGACCAGCTTCACCGGGTCGCAGACGCCGCCGCAGGTCATCGCCGCCCGGCTGGTGGTATCCGGGGTCCTGTGGACGGAGGGCGCCCGGAGCGAGGCCGGGTCGGCGGGCACGAACGGGTGCTCCGGCTGGTCGGAGGTGCCCTTGCTCGGCGGGGTCGACTACGTCCAGCTGTTCATCTACAGCAGCGGCGCGGTGTCGGTGCCGACGAGCACCGGGCAGGTGCCGACGATGGAGATCGCATGGGTATCGGCATGAGAGGAGTGGCGTGAAGTGGCAGTTGTCGAAGGCGTGGCCGGTGCTGCGGGACGCCGGGATAACCGGCACGGGCCTGGTCATCGTGTGGGCTCAGCTGCTGCTGTGGGCGGTGGCGGGGCGCACGCCGTCGGACGTGCTCATGGCGGTGGGGATGGCCTTGCTGGCGCCCGGGGCCACGGCGCACGTCAAGACGGTGATGGGCGCTGGCAGCACTGGCGAAGCTGGCTCATCCTCGCCCTCATCGCCGGAACGGTCGCCGCTGCCGTCGCCGGGTACCTCGTCAGCCACGGAGGTGCATGGTGAGTAGGAAGCTCAGGCGGGCGATCGCCGTGCTGATCGCGCTGCCGCTGCTGCTGACGGCGGCGAACTTGCTGTACACGGCGAGTGAGATCGCCGGCAATAACCGGCAGTGGTGCGACACGCTCACGCTGCTGACGTCCAAGCCGGTACCGAGGCCGACCGACCCGCAGGCTAACCCGAGTCGCATGCAGACGTACACGCTCTACGCCGATTTCGTGACGCTGCGGCGTCACTTCGGCTGCTAAAAAATTAGCGCTAAAGATTTAGCGCCCCGAAAGAAAGGCCAGGTCATGGCCACTGCAGTCCTGATGTACGACGGCATCAACTCCCTGGCCGCTGGCATCGCCCGCGCCTTCCCGAACGCGGCGAAGGTCGCCGGGTACGTCAACGGCCGCTACGCGTGGTCGCAGGCGGAGTGGGACCTGTTCCCGCACGCCGACCACGTGACCATCAGCGTGACCGCCAGCGCGGACGAGGGCGACGTCCTGGACGTCGAGACCGGCGACGCCACCCCGGCCGAGGCGGCGGCGTGGATCCGGATGCGGCACGCGGCAGGCCTGTACCGGCCGACGACCTACTGCTCGCTGAGCGTGGTGCCGGACGTGCGCCGGGAGACGGGCAGCCTGATCCTCGGCGTGGACTATGACATCTGGGTGGCGAAGTACGACCGGTCGCCGTCTGAGCCTGCGGTGCCGGGGCTGCCGGCCGCGCGGTTCGCCGCCAAGCAGTACGAGTCGGATGCGGACTGGGACATCACGGCTGTCTACGACACTGAGTGGCCTCACCGCAAGCCTGTCCACCCGGCGCCGGTGCCCGCTCCGGCCAGCCCGTCGGGGACGGCGACCGCCGCGAACGTCTCCTGGCACGCGGTGACCGGGCCGGACGGGCAGCCGGTGGCGTCGTACCGGCTGCAGCACCGCGACGGCGCGGGCACCATCGTGCAGTCGATGGTGGCCGGGGTGCACGCGTCGGTGTCGCTGTCGGGGCCGGGGCCGCATGCGTGGCGGGTCCAGGCGGCCGGGGGCGCGTGGACTGGCTGGCTGCCTGTCAGCTAGCTCTCCCGCTGGCTACTCGGCGTCGACCCACGGTCCCCAGAGCGCCCAGCCGTTCGCTTCGGTGGGCTTCTCGGACTCGCGGTAGGCGACGCGGTCGCCGACGGCCCGGTTCATCTGCTCGGCGTCGGGGCCGGTCACCTGCAAGACGATCTCACCGTCCCGGAACGCCGCCCACGTGCGCATGCCTCATCCTCTCCCGCTGGCGACGACCGCCGCCAGCCTGTCCGTCTCGCTGCCGCCCTCCGGTACCGGCCGCCCCGACAACGCCAGCAGCAGCAGGCACAGCCGCGCCAGCTCCTCCCGCAGCAGGGCATCGGCGGGCATGCGGGTATCCACGGTCACTCCTGAGGATGGGGCGCGAGCGCGCCGCCATCAGGCTACCGGTTGTCGTCCCGCTCCAGCGCAGTCAGCAGCACGCCCAGGTCGGCCGCCTTCTCATCCAGGATCGTGCCGTCCGGCCGCTTCCACCGCACCCGGTGCAGGATCTCCCGGCCCTCCGGCCGGGTCCACTCCGCGCCCGGGTGCGCCTTCATCCACTCCTCCATCGCGGCCACGTTGTCGCGCCACACCGGGGGCTTCCCGCTCACCATGTCACGTGCTCCCATTCCTCGTCGGCCGTCAGCTTGCGGATCGTCTTCCCGCACCCGGCGCAGATCGTTGTCAGCGGGTGATCGGAGCGCGACGGCTCCGAGGTGCCCCAGTAGCCGCGCAGCGCCGCAAGCCGGTAGTAGGCCTCGCCGTCGCGGGGGGACGGCTCGTGCTCGTCGCGCCCGGGCTCGTCGCGCTCGGCCGCCAGGTCCGCCACGTCGCCGGTCACGACAGCTCGCCCCTCTCGCGCTCAGGCGAGATCACCTTCCCGCCGCCCGACCTGAGCCACCGCCCGGCCGGCTTCTTACCGCCCTCCGACAAGACGACGTACCGCACCGTGTCGGACTTCTCGCCGCCGTAGTGGTAATCGGAGCCGTTCTCCAGGTAGTCATCCACGACCTTGTCCCTGAACCACTTCACGGCCGGCCCCCGCTCCAGCGCGGGCGCGGCTGGTCATCGTCCCTGCCGCGCCTGCGGCCCATCTGGTGCTCAATGTCCCGCCAGCGCATCGCCTGCCCGCCGTGCTTGAGCATCTCCCGCTGCGGCCGCGACCCGTGCATCGTCGGCCGGCCGATCGGCTCGAAGGTCTCCTGCTCCGCGCGGAGGATGATCCTGAACAGTCCCATCGTGATTCCTTCCGGTTAGCCCGCCAGGTGGCGGGTTAGCTTCCTCATCTCGCCCGCAGCCACGGCTAACCAGCCCGTGACCTGCGGAAAGTTAGCCAGTTAGCCCCTGGAGCGGGGTTAGGCGGCAGCATCCCCGGGGCACCAGGAGAGCGTTTCGCGGGCATCGCGCCCACCTAACTCACCTCCCTGCGGGCCAGCGCCGAGCGCAGGTCAGCCGGGTCAAGGCGCGGAACGTTGCCCGTGTTCGTCCACCGCACGTCCTCGGCGTCGAGCCGGGCGGCCAGCTCCTTGCCGGTCAGCTGCCGGTACTCGCCCCACGACGGCGCCAGCTTCCGCAGCCGCGCCGGGAGGTCCGCCAGGCGAACCGGCTCGCCGTCATCCCTGGTCACCTCGGCCAGGTCCGCCAGCAGGTCCCGCTGCTCGATCATCGGCAGGCCGCTGCCGGGCAGCTCCCGGCCCTTGCGCGCCATCTCCGCCAGCGCCCGGTTCACCAGCGGCGTCACCTGGTCGTCGTCGCTGCGCACGTTCAGCCGGTGCACCTGCACCATCTCCGACCGCTCGCCGGAGAAGCCCTTGCACAGGGCCGTCCCGCGGTCCACTCCCGGGATGAGCTCCGTCGCCCGGTGCCCGGCCCGGTACGCGCCCTGGCCGAGCAGCGCGTCATTCGCCACGTGGTCGCCGACGGCGTGCGCGATGCCCACCGTGCAGTTCCGCGTCACGTCCCGCGGCATGGAGTCCTTCGTCGGGGCCTGCGTGGAGACCATCACGTGCACGGCGCGCTTGCGGTCCAGCCTGACCACGTCGCACAGCAGCCCCGAGATTTCCTTGCCGTGCCTGTGGTGCTGGATCGCGACGTGGGCCTCCTCTAGCAGCCAGAAGACCGGGTGCAGGCCCACCCCGGCGTGCGCGAGCTCGCGGGTGACCTCCTGCTGCTCGTGGTCGATGAGCAGCTGGCCGCGCCGCTGGATCTCGTCCTTCAGCTCCTCCAGCTCGCGCAGGATGCGCTCCATGTGCTCGTCCTCGGCGCCCATGACGTAGCGGGAGCAGCGCCGCTTGAACGGCTCGAAGTCAAAGTTGGTGTCCGGGACGAATATCCGCAGCTCAGTGATGATGTCCAGCGCGTACCCGGCCGCCACGATGCGGGCGCTGTTGCTCTTGCCCTGCTCCGGGGCGCCGCCGCAGATGCTGTTGCGGCCGATGGCCGGGAAGCGCACCGGGTCGCCGCGCAGCGTCCGCCCGAACGGCAGGCCGCGGAACACGTCGGTGAAGCCGCCCTCGGCCAGCGGGTACGGCCCGGCGCCCTCAGCCAGCGCGCCCTTGTCGGCCACCCACAGCTTCAGGTGGGACGCGTCGGCGCCGGTTGACGGCCACACCTCGGTAGGCAGCCGGTACAGGCCTGAGGCCAGCTTGGCGCGGCGCCTGGCCACCTCCTCCGCGGTGACTCCCTTCGGCAGCCGCACCTCGGCGTACGTGCCGCGGCCCTCCTGCCGGGGCGGCACGATGTAGGGCATCGGCAGGCCGTCCTTGAGGTAGTCGGCGATCAGCTTCAGGCCGAGCACCGCCAGGGCCTGCGTGACGGCCCGCTCGTCTATGCTGATGTCGGCGTCGGAGTCGGCCGAGACGGCCGTCCACGACGGCGCCATGCTGCCGCCGGTCCGGCCCAGCTGCCACAGCCCGGCCACGACGGCCAGCGGGGCGGCGAACGTGGCCACCGTCAGCGCCACTGAGACGACCTCGGCGACCAGGGCGATGGCGTGCGCCGCCCAGGCGTACGGGGTGACGACGTCGAGCAGGTCGTGATGGTCGAACGCCAGCGCCAGCCCGAGCAGGCCCGGGGCGACGGCCGAGCAGGCGAGGACGGCCAGGCCGCCCTTGATGATGACCGGGATCAGCTCGACGAGCGCCCGGCGCCGCTCATGGCGCTGCTTGCGCTCCAGCTCGGCGTGCTGCTGCCAGGCCAGCATCGCCTCATGGTTGCCCTGCGCCTCCAGCGCCCGCAGCGTCCGCTCGTGCCGGGTGCGCCGGTGGCGCCAGCGGCGCCAGGCGACGACCGCCCCGGCCGCCACATAGCCGGCGTGGCGCAAAGCGGCTGGAACTGTCCGGGATCGTCCAGGATCGTCTAGCCGGGCGGCGGCCACCCCGGTCGCCGTGGCCGCCGCCTCGTCTACCACCTCGCCGTCCAGCACCAGCGGCTCAACCGCGGCGGCCGGGACGGCGGGCAGGTTCGTCTCAGGCACCCGGCGCGCTCCCGTTCAGCGACGGCTCCGCAACCGGCTCCGCCAGCGCCTGGCGGACCTTATGACGGGTCACGCCGAACCGGTCGGCGAGCGCCTCTTCCCCGTACTGCTCGCCCTCGTCCCGCAGCCGCACGCGGGCCAGCGGGAGCGCCTCCGCCAGCGACGCCGGCGGCGGCGGGCACGAGCAGTTGAGCGCCGGTTGAGGATCCTCCCCGCGCGCCACCCTGCGCACCTCGCCCAGCAGCCAGAACGCCACGGCGGACATGAGCACGACGGCCACGCCGGACGACGCCGACACGGCCGGGCCGAGCCAGGCGACGCGGACGTCGGAGTAGTAGTTCGCGGCGATCGTCGCCGCTATGCCGGCCAGCATCACGCCTCCCGGTTGCCATAGCCGGCGCAGCCCGCGGACGCCGTACATCGCGGCCCACAGCAGCGCCGCCCCGGCGACGAAGATCATGCCGTCGAGGGTGAAGGGAACCAGCGCGGCGACCCAGCGCACTTGCCCGTTGGCGCGGGCGAGGACGTACTCGTGCTCGTAGCTGACGGCGGAGGTGATGCACATCCCGGCGCCGACTACGGAGAAGATGACGGCGAGGAAGACTTGCTCGGCCGGCCAGCGGCGCGGCGCCCGGTCGGCGCGGTTGCGCGGCGGTTGCGCGGCGGCTGACGGCTGACTACTTCCGGCGCTGGCGACACTGCCGTTAAGGTTCATTCGGGCCTCAGTCCTTGGTAGCTCAAGGGGTGGGGTGGGCCGGTTCCGACCGGTCCCGGGCCGGGTGGCTGTTGACGCAGCCGCCTGGCCCGCTTCTGTTATATGGGGGCAGACTACATCCTGTCTCCATACAGCACCAGGCAGGATCATGCAGGACCAGGCATACGCGAGCGTTTAGAGTGGTCACGTGCTGTCTACGGTGATCACCATGACTGAAGAGGACGGGCAGGCACCGGAGGATGACCAGGCCCCGATCGTCCCGCGCGGCTACGACCTCGCCTATGAGGTGGTCGCCAGGCGGCTGGAGAGGCGCATCAAGGCGGGAGAGTGGGGCTATCACATGCCGCTGCCGTCCGAGCCGGCGCTGTCGGAGTGGTACGGCGTCTCGCGGACGACGATCCGGTCAGCGGCCCGGCTGCTGGAGGAACGGGGACTGGTGGAGGTCATCAGCGGCCGCGGCACGTACGTCGCGTGGCGCCCGGATGCCAGCTAGCGCGCCAGCCCACACGTCGGACGTTCGCGAACGTCTTGGGTCGGTTTTCCGTTCGGGAAACGGGCCGTCAGGAGCGTGGTACCATGTACGCGAACGTCTGCGTACTATGCGTACGTAGCACTCGTAATGCGTAGGTCATCGGTTCGATTCCGATAGGCGGCTCCAGGCCAGGGCCGGTTTCCCGAAACCGGCCCTTTGTATTTGCCAGCCACGGTGCCAGCCAAGAGGGTCAGAAAGGGCGCGTCATGGCGAGCGTTTATGACACATGGCACCAGGCGAAGGTGAACGGCGCGGAAGTCTGCAAAGACCACGGCCAGGTGCCGTCCGCCCGGCATGGCAGCGGCAAGCGCTGGCAGGTCCGCTGGCGCGACGGCGGCCATCAGCGGAACGCGAAATTCGACAAGCGCGCCGACGCCGAGCGCCACCTTAAGCAGCTCGGCGGAGCGTGGTGCATCGTGCCCAAGTGCGACAGCTCCGCGGCAACAGAGCCGCCCGTCCTGCTGTGCGCCGATCACCGGGACCTGCTGCTGGCCCAGCTCGGGCGCAAGCGCCCGAGCGTGCATGACCCACTCGTCTACTTCATCCGGAACGGGACGCGCATCAAGATCGGATGGACGACCAACCTAAAGGCGCGCCTGTCATCGCTGGCGCTTCCCGCGACCGCAGTGGCGCTGACGGTGGCCGGCGGCCCGGAGCAGGAGGCGATCCTGCATCAGCGGTTCGCTCGTGCCCGGGTCGGCCGCACGGAGTGGTTTGAGGCGGCTCCTGAGATAGAGGCATTCATCGTCTCCCGCACCTAAGGGAATCCGTGTACGTCCGCGTAATCCGTCGCAGTACACTCCGCGTCATATGAGCGTTACGGACAACGCCAGACAAGGGGAACAGATCATGGCCGGCAGGCAGCCTCAGCAACCCTCGCCCCAGCAGCGGCCCCCGGCGGTGCAGCCCCGTCGCCGCCGGGGCGCAGTCATCCTCGGCATAGGCGCCGTCATCTGCGCCGCCATCGTCGCCGCCGCGATAGCGCATGACCGCAGCCAGCAGCCAGCATCCACGGTCACGTTCGTGACCACCGGCTCGCCTGCCGACGTCACCTGGGGCGATGCCGGCAGCAGCGCCAAGGGCGCCGTCCCGATGCGCGAGACGATCCCCATCGGCAACCCGCTGTACTACTCCCTCAACGTCCAGCTCAACGGCGACGGCAGCGCCTCCTGCCAGATCCTCATCGGCGGCACGGTCATCTCGCAGGCCACCGCCACCGGCGGCTACACCATCGCCAGGTGCCAGGTCAGCAAGGACGCCTCCGGCCAGTGGCGGGACGACACCAGCGGCGGTTAGCCGCCGAACCGCGCGTCCAGCCGGGACACTACCCGCGCGTGCATCACCGGCCGCACGTGCGTGTAGATCTCGGCCATCGCCGCCGTCGACCAGCCCATCAGGTCCTGGACCACGCGCGGGTCCTCCCCCGCCTCCAGCTGCTCCGTCGCGTAGGCGTGCCGCAGGTCATGCACCCGGTAGCGCGGCAGCCCGGCCGACGCCAGCAGGTCCTGCCAGTCCTGCCAGTCATCCCGCGAGTGCACCGGCTCCCCGTTCGGCCGGGTGAACACCAGCCCGCGGATATCGGCTACCGGCTGCCGCTCGAAGTGCGCCGCCAGCGCCCGCGCGCCGATCGCGGGCAGGGGCACGGTACGGCGGGACTTCCGCGACTTCGGGTCCTTCCACACCCACTCCCCGGCGATCCGGGACTGCGGCTTGCGCACCGTCACCGACGCGGGAGCCGCCAGCCGCACGTCTGTGCGGCGCATGCCGAGCGCCTCGCCCTGCCGCAGGCCCGTCGTGATCGCCAGCACCCACCGCGCCCCATTCGGCCACGCCTCGCACGCCGCGAGCACCATGTCCAGCTCGGCCGCCGACGGCGGCTCGGGCAGCTGCCGCTCCGCGCGCGGCGGCGTGACGATGCTGGCCGGGTTGTACGGCATCCGCTTGCGGCGCACCGCCTCATTCAGGCAGCTGGACAGTATGCGGTGCGCCGTGACGATCGTGGACGGCGAGATCGTGCCGCCGCGCCGCGAGGGCCGCTCCAGCATCGCCGCGTGCCAGTCCTCGATATCCTCCGCGGACAGCTCCGCCAGCGGCACCCGCTGGAAAAACGGGGCGATGTAGTCCTCGCATTTCTGCCGGTACGACCGGTACCAGGTGTTCGGGTCAACCTTCGCCCTGGCTGTGTTGTGACACCAGTGCAGCACCCATTCCGACACGGTCGGCTGCCGCCCGCGGGGCAGCGTGAAGCCGTCCCGGCGGCGGCCAAGGAACGCGGCCCGCTTCTCCAGCGCGGCATCCGGCGTCGGGCCGGTGAACTCCCGCCGGTCCCGCTTCCCGCCCTTCCATCCCAGGTCGGCGACCGCCACCCACTGGTTACGGGACGTCCGGTGGTAGAGGCTCCCCTCGCCGTGCTGCCTCCGCCCTGGCACCCTGCTTCCTCCCGATCATGCGCCCGGCCCGGTAACTGGCCCGGACCGGCTCGACTCCCCATCTCAGGTAGGCGCCGGCGACGACTATGGCCCCGGCCCAAAAGAACTTCACCCCTGTTGTCTCCTCCCCTGGCATACAGCGCCAGACAAGGAGAACATACGCTCCTAAGTCACTAACTGACCACAAGCGGGCAAATGTAAATTAATTCACCTCCGCCACGGAGGGCGCGCAGGTCCTCGGCGATCATCGCCGCCAGCGCGGCGCGCTGGCGCGCGCTGAGGCCGCGGGCCTCGCCTGCGGCGCGTGCCCCTTCTGCGGCGGCGGCCTCGTCGGCGTCGGCCTGCGCGGCGTGCTCCGCGGCCAGCTCCTCAAGGATCACGGCTGCCTCCGGGTAGCCGTCGTCCCTGAGCTCGGCGGGGGTCACGCCCACGGCTAGGGCCATCCGGGCGAGGGTGGCGGGCGGCGCGGGCTCGGGGGCGTAGCCGAGCGGGGTGCTGCGGGAGCCGCTCTCCAGCTGGCGCCATCGCGCCTCGGAGATGCCGGCGGATGCGGCTGCTTGCCTGATGGACTGCTTTCGCCGTTTCTGGATGAGCTGCATCACTGACGGCTGGGGCGGGCGTGGCGCGGTCATGTCCGTCCGTCCTTTGCGGGTTCGTGCTACCCCCTATGCACGCGAGGATAACACGCACGTTCGCGAACTTGAGTGACGGCGCAATCCCAATTTCACGTGCCTTCAGGCCAGGGTTGCGAAGATGCGAACGTTCGCGTACTCTACTCGGCATGACGAACCCAACCCGCGCCGACGCGATGCTCACGAGCGCCGAGGTGATGGAGCAGCTGGGGATCAAGAAGACCGCCTTTTACAAGCTGCTCAACGCCGGAGAGCTGAAGGCGGTCGACGTGTCCGCCGCGCCGCGCAAGCGCCGCATCGGCGAGCCGGGCAGGCGCCGCACCCTTCGCATCCCCCAGTCGCAAGTCGACGCCTTCAAGGCGCGCAACGCGATCACCGCCTGAAATGACGCCGCCCCCAGGCACGGGGGCGGCAAGCCCGGCGGGAGACCCTCGCGCCGGAACAACCTCAACGATAACCGGAGGAGACCCAGATGCGAATCCAGGCGCCGAACCCGCAGCCGCGCGGCGACGGCGAGTACAGCACCTACGTCAACGGCGTGGCCTACGGCAGGCCGTACGGCGAGATCACCCTCGACGAGGGCGGGGCGCTCACCCTGGGCGACTTCACCCTTGCCGACGCCCGGCGCCTCGCCGCAGCCGCGGCGCGGGTCGAGCGGGAGCTGGCCAGCGTTCACGCCAGGATGACCGCCCCGCACGGCCGGCGCAACATCCACAAGGGCACCTGCCAGCTGTGCGGCAAGCCCGAGAATGACGGCCTGCACGCCGAGCCCGCCGCCACCGCCGCCGTGCGCGGGCTGCAGGACCCTGCGCCCGTCGCCCGCGTGCTGGACGCCCGGGGGACGGCACTGGCGGCAACCGCCCGGGCCGCCTACGGGCAGCCCGGCGACGAGCCGCTCCCGGACTGCGCCCGCTGCGGGCACCCGGAGGCCGGGCACCGCCTGGGAATCGGCGCGCTCCGCGCCTCCGGCGGCATGTGCCTGCACGCCGCCTGTGACTGCGAGGCCTACGCGCGGCCCGTGATGGACGACGAGGACCCGGGCGAGGCTGACGGCTTCGGCGCCGCCGAGGCGGCCAGCGCCGAGGCGATCGACGCGCAGGAGCGCGCGGGACTGAGGGCCGCCCGGTGAGCTACGTAGTCAAGAACTTCGAGCCGGGCCTGTGGACGGTCGGCCACTACCAGCCAGACGGCAAGTTCGACCCCGAGGCCGACTACGCCGACCAGGTCGCGGCCGGCCAGCGCTGCCACTTCCTGAACGGCGGCACCAGCGCGGCGCTGGCCGAGCAGCTGGCGAGCGTCACGGCCGAGCGCGACGAGCTCCGCGAGCTCATCAATGCCCACCAGCCCACGCTGGCCAGCCAGGTACTGCAGCTGCGCCGCGAGCTGGCCGACCTGCGCACGTCGCTCGACTACGCGGCCGGCCAGTGGGAGTCCAACGCGATGCCCCACACGCATCCCACGCGCAGCGGCGAGTACCGCAAGGTCATGGCGGATTGCGCCCGCGATCTCCGGTACGCGCTGAAGGCGAACGCGCCGGATGCCGTCAACCTCCGTGAGCTCGTCGCCGAGATCCTCGCCGACTTCTGGCCCGGGGAGCGGTTCGAAGGCATCAGCGAGGGCCTGCGGGACGCGCAGGCCCGTGTTGACGACTACCGCAAGCGCGCCGGGCTGGAGCGGCAGTCATGACCCCCGGCCGTCACCGCCGCGACGGGCAGTACCGCGACGCCATCCGCGCCTGGCTGCGCTCAGCGCTCGCCCGGTGCTCCGCCGCCGCCGAGTGGCGCGCGCTGGCCGCCGACGTGCGCGCGCTGAACGCCGTCCTGCTCGGCGTCCTGACCACCCTGATCCCCCGCCGCGTGCCCCGCGCGGCGGGCGGCGCGCCCGCCCCCA